GATTTTTTTTCGAAATCTGGTCGGCGAACCGTCAGGCGCAGAGCGCGAGCTTGCGGCCTACCTCTCTCTTGCCGCAAATGAAGTCCTGCGCCTTGCGTTCCCCTACGACAACACGCAAACCGCCGTGCCCGACAAATACGCCATGACACAGTGCCAGATTGCGCAGTATCTGTGGAACAAGCGCGGCGCGGAGGGACAGACCTCACACGGCGAGAACGGCATAAACAGAAGCTACGAATCCGGCGGCATTCCCGCGAGCCTGCTGAACCAAATCACACCGCACGCGGGGGTGCCGTCATGACAACGCTCAAGCGCAACCACCGCCCCTATCGCTACGCGCTGTATCTGGGAAAGGAAGAAATCCTTGTGGATGGAGAGCGCACAGGCGAATGGAGATTGCTCTATTCCGAGCCGATTGACGCGAAGGCAAACATATCCGCCGGGCGCGGTGAGACCACCGCACAGCCCTTTGGGACAAGCGTAGAGTACGACCGAATCTTGATTCCGAACGATGAGACGCTGGACGAAAACAGCCTCCTTTGGATTGACAGATTGGACGGCGAACACGATTACATCGTCACGAAGGTTGCGGACAGTTTGAATGGTCGCCAAGTGGCGGTGAAGAAGGTGGATGTTTCGTGAGTACAACCATCATCCGCGTTCCCTTGAGCGAAAAAGGCATCACGAAAGCCATTCAAGAGGTGCAGGAGTGCAAGGCGAATCTCGAAGGACAGCTTAAAACCTATTTGTCTTTGCTCGTTGCCGTGGGTGTTGAAATTGCCAAAATGCAGGTTGTTTCAATCCCGGCATTCGACAAGGGCGAGCTGATGGAAAGCTTGAGCGGTCTGATGTACACCGATGGAAAAAAAGGCATCATCTTCACCGATTGCAAACACGCCGCTTTTGTGGAGTTCGGCACTGGCGTTGTCGGAAAGGAAAATCCGCATCCTACAATACCGAGGCAATATGACACGAAAGGTCACGGCGAGGCGGGGTGGTGGTATTTCGATGAGGACGAGCAGCGTTTGCGCTGGACAAAGGGTATGCCCTCCAGACCGTTCATGCACAACACGGCGGTTGTTCTGGAGAAGCGAGCAATGCAAATCGCAAGGGAGGTATTTCGATGATTGATGTTGAAGTCCCGGTATATGCCAAAGTGACCGAAGCGTTGCTCGCGGCGTTCCCGGACATCAACCTTAGTTCCGAACACGTCAGAGCGCCGCCTTCCTTCCCGCACGTTTCAATCGTGGAGCTTGATAACACCGTATACCGCCGCTCGCAGGATGAGAACACGGAGAATCATGCCTCGTTATTGTTCGAGTGGAACGCGTATTCCAACTTGAAGACCGGCAAAAAAGCGCAGTGCAGGGCAATCGCGGCAGTCCTTGATAGCGCGTTTGCAGCGCTGAATTTCACCAGAACCATGCAAAACCCAATCCCGAACGCCGAAAGCGCTACTATCTACCGCATTGTCGGCAGACACAGCGCCGTAGTCGGGAAGGATGGATTGATTTACAGAAAGTGAGGATGAACGTATGAGATGCCCCTATTGCAACAAAGAAATTGCAGCGCACGAGAAACAATGTCCGCGCTGTTTCGCGGAGGTAAAGCAGCAGACCGAAAAAAAGGAGGATAAGAAATAATGGCAGCAATTGAACTTTCCACGGCAGGCGTTACCGTATGGTATGCACCTGAATCAACCGCAGGAACACGCCCGACTACGGGGTACATCAAAATCCCCGGCATCAAATCTACGCCCGACTTGAACACTGCGCCGTCCGCGCTGGAAACGACCACGCTTGAGGCGACCGAGTTCAAGACATATATCAGCGGTCTGAAAGACCCCGGCGGGTCACTGGAATTCACCGCAAACCACACGGAGGATTTCAAGGAAAAGTGGGATACCTTTGTTTTGGCGAGTGAAACGGCGAAAGCATCCCAGAAATCCGTGTGGATTGCGATTATCATTCCGGGGCTTGAGGATTCGTTCTATATGGCGGTTGACCCCTCGCCGATGGGCTTGAGCGCCACCGCAGTGGATGCGGTGCTGGAGACCACCGTATACGTTGCACCGAAAAAGATTGCAGGCTGGGCTGCGAAGCCCACGACCTAAAGGAGGAAAAAATGGAAAAAATCAATCCGATTTGCATTATGAATCCCGGCACCGATGAAGTGCGTTACACGCTGGAGTTCTCACGCAGCGTTGTCAAGATGGCGGAAAAGGTGGGGTTCCACCTCGGCCTTTTTGAAACGGCTCCGCTGACCGCGACAGAAAATCTATGGTTCTATGCGTTTCAGAAAAACCACAGCGGCATGAAGCTCGATGCGTCAATCGACATCTTGAAAGAGGTTGGAGGCATGACAGCTGAAATGATTCAGCGTCTTGTTGAACTGTATCAAGCCCCCTCTGACGCGCTCGCATCAACCGCAGACGGTGAGGAAAAAAACGCATATGTGAGGCTGTAAAAAGCTTCACGGAAATCTTTGATGAGGCATTTCCGTATTACCTTCACCTCGGCATGACCCCGTCCGATTATTGGGACGGCGACATTTGGATGGTTGAGGCATACCGAAAAAAACACAGCCTTGACATTGAAAGCCGAAACCAAGAACTGTGGATGCAAGGATTGTATGTCTACAACGCTTTCGGTGTTGTTCTGTCAAACGCTTTCGCAAAAAAAGGGAGATATCCACAGAAATACATCGAAAAACCAATCCGTATCACGCCGCTGTCGCCGGAGGAAAAAGCGGAGCTGGCGGAGCAGGAGCGGCAGAAAACAATCGCATTTTTCACACAAATGAAACAAGATTGGAACAAAAAGGAGGCGCAGTAATGACCGTCGAACGCTTGCAGATTGACATCGAGCAGGGCGCAAATACTGCGTCTCCCGGTATCGACAAGCTCACAAAATCGCTCGAATCGCTCCGTGCCGCCGCAAGAAGCGGCGCGGGGCTTAGCGCCGCTGCAAACAACCTCGCAAAACTGAAACAGACTATAAGCACCCTTCAAGATACAAGCCCCATCCAGAAGCTCGCGGCAGGGTTGGGCGAGATTTCTTCCGTCAATGGCAGCAAGTTCAACGCCATTGTGCGCTCGCTGAAAACGGTTCCCGCCGCCGTTCAAGAGCTAAACAACGTAGACCTAGGCGGATTCTCCGGGAAGATGCGCGAGCTTGTTGCGTCCGTTGCCCCTCTTGGGCAAATCGGGAAATCTAATCTTGGCGCTACCTTGGCGCAGTTGAAAAAGCTACCGGACATTTCGGCGCAGCTTCAGCACATGGATATGGGCGCGTTTGCATCGTCAATACTGCGCGTCACGAATGCAATCAGACCGTTGGCGACCGAAATGGACAAGGTGTCCAGAGGGTTTTCGGCGCTGCCCAGCAAAATTCAACGTATCATCACCCAGAATGACCGCCTTTCTGGCTCGAACAAAAGCGCCGGGAAATCCTTTGGATTCCTTGGCACTGGGATTAGCGCGGCGAAAGCAAAATTTGGCATATACCTTATTGCAATTCGCAGAGTTGCGCGAACGATGAGCGACTGGATGACCGAATCCATGCGATATGTAGAGGATTTGAACCTGTTTAATTCTTCCATGGGGAAATACGCCGAGGCTGCGCAGGAATACGCGAACAAGGTTAGCGGCGTGATGGGCATAGACCCATCCAAATGGATGCGCGCGCAGGGCATCTTTATGACCTTGGCAACAGGCTTTGGCGTTGCAGGAGACCGCGCCGCATACATGAGCAAAAACTTGACCCAGCTCGTCTATGATATGTCATCCTACTACAACTTGAGCGAGGATGTTGCCACGCAAAAGGTGCAATCCGCCTTTGCAGGCGAACTGGAGCCTGTCCGTGCGCTTGGTTACGACCTTTCGAAAGCCCGGCTGATGGCACACGCGGCAGAGCTGGGCATTACCAAGACCTTCAACGCCATGACACAGGCGGAAAAGTCGCAGCTGCGCTATTACGCGCTGATGAAGCAAGTAACCGTTGTGCAGGGAGACATGGCGCGTACCTTGAATGCCCCTGCAAATCAAATGCGCGTATTCCACGCGGCCACCACACAGGCATCTCGTGCGCTGGGCAACATCTTCATCCCCGCGCTGAATGCGGTGCTTCCCTATGCCATCGCCTTTATGCGTGTGTTGAAAATCGTGGCGCAGTCCATTGCGGAGCTGTTCGGGTTTGAACTGCCCGAAATGGATTATTCGGGATTGCAGCACATTGCGAGCGAAGCGGAGGATTCTGCAAACGCAATCACCGATGTCACGGACGCGGTGAAGGACTTGAAGAACGCCACGCTCGGCTTTGATGAGCTGAATATCATAAGCCCACAGACAAGCGCCGCAAAGGATGCAGGCTTGGGCGGCGGATGGTCAGACTTTGAGCTTCCCGGCTATAACTTCCTTGCAGATGCTGTGTCGTCCAGAGTGGATGAGATTATGAAGGGCTGGGCGCCGAAAATTGCGTGGTTGAAGGAGAATTTGGACACTATAGGCGAAATAGTTGCTGGAATCGGCGCGGGGTTCGCCGCATGGAAAATCGGGAAAGGAATTTCATCGTTTTTCTCGACAGTAGAAAAAATGTCTCCACTTCTACAGTCCTCTCTCATGCTCATAGGCGGAATCATCCTCGCCATTGTTGGCGCTGCCATATTGGCAAAATATGCGATGGACGCATGGAACAATGGGGTTGATTGGGGAAACCTTACCGGAATGCTTGCAGGTATCGGAATCATGGTAGCAGGGCTCGCGCTCGCATTTGGCACGGTCGGCGCAGCAGTCGGGCTTATCATCGGCGGCATCGTTCTGCTCGCCGTTGGCATAAAGGACGCGCTGAA